TGCTTCGGTGTTGAGGATAGCGTCAACACGGCGCAGAGGAACGCCCAAGAACGACAGCCAGCTGTTAGGCTGACCAAACTGTGTCAGACCCTGCTCGATCTTCAGAACGTACTGCGACTTGTCCAGAGCGGCCAAAGCCAAACCAGAGTGCACAGTGCGGTTCATGTAGAAAGCAGCACGACCCATGCTCATGTTCGGGATACGATACAGAGCGCGAGCCATCAGCTTGATGATTGCTGTCGATACGTTTGCAGCTTGTGTGCCAGTTTGAGCGATCAAATCGGACACATCGATGTTGCAGATGCGAACGACATAGCGCCAGTCTTTAACGACCAGACCGTTTTTCCACTGGTAACGGGTTGCGTATGCCTGCAGACGGGTGCCGTCGCTGTTGTAGACAGTCTGCTCGCCCAGATCTTCATGGATCAGACCAGCTTTCGAACCTTTCGGGAATGGGCAGTAGACAGTGTTGTCACCCCAAACCACGAGATAGATCGAAGTATTGTCAGAGCCAGAGCCGCCTGCGGACAGGATGTTCTGAGCGTTGCCGCCTGACAGGCTGGAGTAACGAGCAGCCAGACCGAGGAACTGCTTAGGATCGGTGCCGGGGTTGCCGTAGAACAGCGTGGTTGCCTGAGTCTGGTTCATTGCTTCGAGGAACGCGGTGTCTTCCGACAGGCGGAATTGAGCCGTGTTGCCGTTCAGCATGGCCAGATCTTTGTCGACTTCCGAGCGAGCTTCAAGGATGCCGCAAGCCTCGTCGACCTGTGCTGTGGTCGATTTGGAGTTCGGGATACCTTGATTCAGTGCGCGCCAGTAAACGGTCGGCAGGCCAGTACGAATAACTACGCGCTCGCCGGTAGGCAGGTTGCCTTCCTTGAACATGCAGTCTTCGAGGATTTCATTCGACTGTGACAGCAGTTCGGCGACTACTGGTACACGGCCTTCGGGGTCAATACGTTTGGCCCAGTCGGCCAGCGTGAGTGCGGTTGCAGAAAGAGTTGCCATGATTTGCTCCTGTTAAGTTTGCTGATTGGAATAAAGTGCGGCAGCGTGGTCATTGAAAGTCATCGGGCCTTTTGATTTTTGGCCTTTGTTTCCGCCGACAAAGTTGTCCTCACTGATTGCCTTACCTGCGCGGTACATAAACCTGATCACTTCAGGATTATTTCCCAGCCCAGAGTCTTTGAGTAGCGCGCGCAACTGGTCAGTGCCGAATGCGCTCAAAGCTTTTTCTGCGACTTGAAGGTTTTCTTGCAGCTTATCGCCGCCAAATTCCTTGTCAGATACAGATGCTTTGGTCCATTCGTTCTTTACCGTTTCAATACGCTCAAGCTGTTTGCCCTCGATTACCGGGGCCAGCTTACTGAGCATCTTCTGCGCAGCGTCCTGAGTCAGATTCAATTCCTTGGCCACCTCCGAATATACGTCCAGTATTCCGGCGTCGACTGTCTTGCCCTCATCAAACTTGAAGTCGTACTTTTCAGGCGCTACCTGTGCAGGTTTTGTGCCTTCTTGGTCACCATTGGCATTGCCATTGTCGCCCTCTGTAGGTTGATTCTGGTTCTGTCCGTCGGATGCTTGCTGCCCATTCGCAAGTTGCGCATCACCCGTCGGTGAATTGCTTCCTGCGTCTTGCGATGCGGGTGCGCCGTCATTGGTCGTTGTGGCTTCCGTCATCAGCGAATCTGTCATTTTTTTGCTCCTTAACCATTACTGAGTAAAGCTCTGGGCATTGTTCGTGGATCATTGCCAGCATGCGATTGCCGAAGTTTCTGTTACCTTCTGCGAAAGCCATCTGCATCGCATTGGTGTTGAACGACAGCCGGAACACGCCGGATTGATCCATGAGCCGCCACAATATGCGACGGCCCCGCTTTGTACCCATGAGCCACTTAATGTCCGATTCTTCGTTTTCCTTGAACAGCTTTTCGCGGGTAACTTTCTCCGCTTTCTGCTTTTCCTGACTACGAAGATCGGTCGGATCGTAATTGCTCATTGTGTAATTTATCTATGTTGCTAAATCATACGGGCACTCAGTGCTCGTTCCGTATCAATATGCCCTCGATAACCGCACCTATCTCCGAGGTTTGCTGCCCACTTTTTACCTGCCATTGAATGTCAGTCTTTTCAAGATAAGCAAATGGACAGATTCTTCGGGCCTCATATCGCTGGGTAAATGGAGCCTGCAAAACATCAAGAGCAACGCCATTTGGGAATTCGCTTTGAACTCGATACAAGCAGTAATTGCCGGATCCACCAGACACGTTGGAAAACATATCAACGCGGGTTAAGTAAAACGAATACCCGGCAGGCACACTGAACAAGCTCATCTGGCTGCGACCAACGCCGGCATTAATCTTTGCATAAGTCACACCACCAGCAGACAATGTGATGTTGCCGACAGCTTTGCCGGCCACTGTAACCAAACTGTTGATGCGGAAATATGACCCAATCGTGGCCACTGGCGTCGTGCCATTGAGCGTGACCACTTCGGTAATAGCTTCATAAGATGCATTCAGGCCCATGATGCGCACAGAAACTGCGGTATCTGATGCACTGTCACTCACCATTTGCATAGTCGTGGCAGCAAGTGGATATGTGTATACGGTTGCGTTTTCCCAGATCGGCACAAACGTCGAGCTGACCAGTGGCTGGTAACCAAAGATGTTGACCAGCGAATGGCCTTTGATCAGGTTTCGAGATACCTGAAGCTCAAACGGTTCTGAGCGATCATCTTCGGTCCGTGATGGATAGAACACAGTCAGCCTTTATTTTTTACTGTCTTTGCCGTATAACTTTTCGGCTGCAGACTCTCTGAAATCTTTGCGTGTTGGTGCACCTTTTTCGCCCGGCTTTCGCATGCGTTCACCAGATCCGTTCTTGATCCGCTCACGCTTTGCATGAATGTTGGCCCACAATCCCGGCTTAGACATGTATCACCTCGACTTTTTCTTTTCCTTGTCAGAGGCCGGATATAGCTTCTCAGCCATAAATTCCCGGCCAACAGACTGCGGCACATCGACCTTCTTGGCAAACTCTTTGTTGTGTGCCACGGCCTGCATGAACCGCTTCTGCTTTTCTGACTTGGCCGGCATGATCAAGCACCGTACAGCAAGGTTGCGCTGCGCTCGGCAGTCGGTGCATTCTCGCTTGCGCCAATCTCCATGTCAGTAATCTGCAGTTCCATGCTCATGTCTTTGCCACCTTGTGTCTCGTAAGCGCTGGTGCCCTTGACGAATACTTTGGCAGTAATGGTCATCTCGGTGCCGACAGATGGCAGCGTGGTAATACTTAGCTTTTCCATCTGGTCCTGCTCAAGTCGTATGCATAATCCATAAGGATACATCGGCTCTTCGTACTCAATTTCGCCGGGCATCTCTTCGCGCTCGGCTTCTTGCTTCATGCTGATCATTGCCATATTAGACCTCGGTAGCTGATGGTGAGTTGTAACCGCTGAACATGTTCATCACATCGGTCAGCGCGTTTTCTGATTGGCCGGTCTGGGCAGATGCCAGATCCTTAGCCGTGACTGCCTGCTGCTGCATCATTGCTGCTTGCTCTTTTGCGGCCATTGCCTGATCACGAGCCTGACGAATCAGTGCCACGTTTTCATTTGCAATAATCAGCTTAGGATCAACGCCAAGCATGTCGCTGTAGCTGTCTACCCATTGATCAGCATCGAACTTGTCCAGCACATCAGGCTTGAACTGCGCAACAGCACCAAGGTTGCCGACCAAACGGTCAACGCTATTGGTGCCAACAGCGCGCTGCGCCTGTGCCAGCATCGATACAAACTCGACCGACAACTCCATGCCCTGCAGTTCCTGTGGCGGCGGAGGCAGCATGTTGAACTCGACCATGCGCTGGAATGTTTTGTCGACCAGCGGGTCCAGCAGTTCGTTGTGCAAGCGCTCGAGCACCGGCCCAAGCATCAACAGCTTTTCTTCATGGCGCTCGGCAACCTCAGTTGCGGTCATGCGGGTGTCAGTTGCATTGGCCAGCATCATGAACAGGTCAGCGTAAAACGCGCCACGAATGCGCTCGCGGCAATCCTGAATGTCCATCAGCAAATGCTGCAGGTTCAGGTTCACTTCGAATGCTGTCTTGATGCCGCCTTGTGGGCTATTGGCATCGACATAGCTGATACCACCCGGCAGTGAGTCCACATCGCGGTTCTTCATCGATGTCGGTACCTGCAATGGCGGCTTGGTCTGGTAGTCAATCGCTTGTGCTTTGCGTAGCTGCTCGTGCTGTAGCTGCTTGATGTCGCCCAAAGCTTCCATGCCGGGGCCATTGCCGTAGATGTCGCCACCAATTGTCGACCACCGTGGTGCCAGTGCTGGAAACTCTTTGAATCCAGACTCGCGCAGATACTGATCTTCGTTGCCGCCGACCTCAAAGTACACAGATTTGAACGGCATGTTTTTGTTGTCGCGCATCATGATGTCGCGATCAGTGCGTGGCTCAATGGCATGAATGATTGGCACCCATGCATCCAGTGTGCCGCGGTCATACATGTTCTGAACAGTGGTCGAACAGTTCTTGTAGCCAAACTCCTTGACCAGCTCTGCGACTGTCTTTTCAAACTCGCGATAGATCGTGTCGACTGTGCCGCGGTAGTCAGTAGCAATGCAAAACTCGCCGACGGTCGACGGGTAATGATGAATGACTGTGCGAGGATCTGACAGCAGGATCGATGACGTAGTGCCAAATGCGCCCAGCTCTTCATACATCTGGTGCAATGTGCGGTAAGTGTTCGACTTCTGAAACACTACTTGCATGCGCGTTGTCACATCTTCCAGCCACAGCTTCACCGGGTGATACGAATTAAGATCAGGGTCAGCCGTTGCCAGTCTGAACCATGGTCTTGCCGGGCTTGTAGCGCCAGCCATCATGCCTGCGCCAAGGATTCGAAGCGCTCGTGTGCCGGTGTTGTCGTAGATGTTGTTGTGCCTGCGCTGGCCACGGTCCCGGTCTTGTATAAAGTACCGGCCATTGCGTGGCAGCAGGTAGGTTGTAATCTCTTGCCAGTGCGCCCACCAAGTTGCGCGCTCAGACTTGAGCTGCCCCCAGCGGGTAAACAGCTTATCCCGAGTCACTGACTTAGGATTTGATTGTGCATCGCTGGGATATTGACTCATGTTTATGCGCCGAGGAGAGTGTTCTTGCCGAGTGCCAATTGATTAGGATCAACACCCATTGGGCCGGTCAACAGCGTTTGATTTTGTCCGCCAGATTCCTGTGCCGCTGCAAGTATTGCACTTGTGTCGGCTTGTTTTTGATTCGCCGCATTCATCTTTTGCTGCGCTTGTGACTCTTGCTTCAAAGCTGATGCTTCGGCTTTTTTGTTTGCTTCTTTTTGCATTTGCAAACCTTGCTCTTGCTTTTCCTGCTGCTTTTCACCGCTGTAAATAGAATAAGCAGCACTAGTTGCGCTGGAAGCCGCGGCAATAATTGCCCAAGTTGCTGGATCTAATCCCATGTCAAAATCCTTTCATGACTACTATGTCTGATGGTTGATAACCGCGGCGCTCCAGCATTGCTGCAAAGCTGGTGCCTGCTCTCGTGTGCCACAAAACTTTACTTGCGCCCCTACGTTTTGCTTCGTCTTCAGCAGCTTTTATCAGCCGGCCAGAGGTCATTCCATTCCGGTACGGCTTTGCCACAAACAAAGCATCGTTCGAAGCGACAATCACATCAGGATTGTGCAGATGTGGCGATATGATCATGGTGCAATACCCGATTACATCATCACCATCAAGCGCAGCAATCACAAACATTGCATTGCAATCTACAACCTTTTGATACGCATCTGCAGATGGATTGAACTCAAAGTCAAAGCCTGTTTCATCCCAATTGTCTCGCATTAACGAAACAATTTTGTGCATGTACTCTATAGGCTGAACAATAGAAATTCTAACCATGATGGCAATTTATGGCCCGGTCAACGCCTTACGGGCACCCTTGTTCAAAGTTTTGCATATGGGTCGTACTCCTCTTTCTGATTGCGCCGGCCATACTCCATGGCGATTGATCGCTTTGGCGTGTCCATCAGCGCCAAGCAATACGCCGATGCATAGTCAGGCGAACGGCCAATGCGCTCGTAGATCTCTTCACGGCTGGCCACAGAAATAGTCTGACCCACCAGTTTCCATGTTGGCGCGCACAGGTCCGAGAATAGCCGTGGATCAGGCGGCAACGCTATGCCTGTATTGTTTGCCGGGTCGAGTGCTTCACGCATGCGCCACCACAGCTCGGATCGCTGGTTCTTGAACCGCAGCCGGCCAGACTTGTCGAGCCCGAGCGCAGACTCGGCCACATTGACGCCGAGCACCTGCTGGTTGGATTCGTTTAGGAAGTCATAGGGGCTTGATCCGACGCCGATAACATCGATGTGTATCGGTGCCCGGTCCCGTAGCGCGCTGATCACCAGCCCGGCCACAGTGGGCCCATCAGGCGTGGCGCTGCCAGCATAGGCCAAGGGCTCGTCAAACCACATGCCATGGCGTCTGGCGATGATGGTTTGGTCCTTGCCACCTCGGGCAACGTCGACGCCCATGCTGTCCATTGGCGCAAGCTTGAGCGGCTTTACCCACCGGGCCTGCGCCATCTCGACCCATTCGGTCGGGATAACCTGCCACGGGTCATCTTCCATGCCTGCGCTGAAGTCGCCATTGAGCATCTGTGAGCGCAATGGCTCGGGCATTGCCTGCAGTGTGGCCATGTATCCAGTCCCCATCAGGTAAGGGTTGTCGCTGATCCGAGAAGGGATGAAAGTCCGCGACATCGGTTTGATTGTCTCGCCATTGTGCTGGAACTCTTCGCCGGATTGGACCTCGAGATCCTTGCCATCGACGGTCGCAAACCATCGGAGCTCGCCGGGCTCTGCCGGGTTCGGGTGCTTCTTGTCCAGCCATGGAGCAAAGTACGCAATGATCCAGCGGCCCTCAGCGGTCGTTGGCGGGTTGAAGGTAAGCAGGGCTTGGCATTGCTGATTGATGTCCGTGGTACGCAGC